CGTTATTGCCAAGCACACGATTTTTGGCTGATGCACAAAATTCATCCCTTGTGTTGCCAGGGTGATTTAGATTCCATATATGAGAGGCATGGGTTGTGTTCCACATCACAGCCAATTGGTTGCCACTGCTTGAACTGCCATTGACATTCTTGAACGGTGTCCAGTTCATGAAAATGCCGTACCATTCAGTAGCGTTGTTGGGTGGGTTGTCGTATTGTGGATGTCTCTGATGCTCAAAGTTGCTATCACCTGTGTAGATGATCCTTGGCATTGATTCCCCAGTCTTGTCTAGTGTCAGTGTCCAGTCAGGTTGAACTTGGTTGATAAAATTGTTTGATCCAGAGCCATATACTCTAGTGGGTGTGTATGCTGAGTGGTAGTCAGCACTTGAGTAGGTGTCTATGTGGTTGTCACCCTCCATTTTTGCATCAAGTTTTGTCATGCCTGTGCTTGGTGAAGAATACAGTGTTTCAGGATCCTCAATAACTGAATGTCCAATCACTGCAACATTGCTGGCAGTTGAATTGTTGCCGTTGAAAAAATCTATGGTCAGTGAGTTAGGATCTTGTGCCATGAACAACAGTGAATATGCTCTGCCTGGATCACCGTATTGTGTATTAAGCAGGCCTGGCATGTGCCAATACTCTGCCACCACGCTGTGCCTTGTGTTGGTGGGTTGAAAAGGCAGGAGGCCTGATATCTTGCCTGAATCCACTGTGCCGTTGTTTTTGAACAGCACCATTGATCCTTGGTCTGTCACGGAGGTCATCAAAATGTTTGCCCCCCACTGCCTAATCTCTGGTCTGGTCATTGCGTGGCCACCGTTAAGTTTGATGTGCATTGATGTTGGATCCACAGCGTCTGTTGTGAAGTATCCCAGCGTCTGTGTTGTGCCATCTGTTATGGCAAGGTATCCATTCGCATTTCCTTGTCTTAGAATATTGTTTTCTGTTTTTGATACTGTGTAGGAACTGCCCAAAGCACTTGAGGTATCATCTACCCATTGTTGCCATGCTGTGTCGTTCGTGCCGTCGTAGTTCTGCCAGTCGTTGTCTCTACCAGTTGTGTCTCCAGTAGCGCCTGCTATGAACACTGCTCTTCCTACTCCAGGAAATGTCATTTGTTCTCCTTAACTGTAAACTGGACCAAGTGTCCAATAGTAGGTGTTGCTTGATCCGTTGTATCTTGAAAATATATAAACCGCCTGTATGTCATTAGCACTACTTACTGAACTTGAATTGCCACCGTTCGCGAACTTGAATGTTTCGCCGCCTGTGGCAGAGAAAGTCATAGTCCTTGATCCTGTGCCGTCTTGGACTAGGTACAGTGTTATACCCACTGACTGCTTAATGCTTGTTGGGAAGCCGCTCATTGCGAATCCTGTGATGTTGGCTCCAAGGGTCACCGTCTGTAGGTTTCCGTTTGCATAGTCAACAATGTATACACCATTACTGCTGTGTGTTGTGTTGTATGAATATTCGTTGAACTTCTCAACAGCACCAATTCTATTTCTTACTGAATCATCAGTGGTGTATAGGAAATATGGGTCATTGGTGAATGTGGGGCCTGAGTTTGCTTTGTAATAAAAACCATAACTGTTGGTAACAGTAAGACTGCTTCCACCATATGATGTTGGTCCTCCACAGTAGTATCCATAAGCATTTCCTACTGTGCCATCCACGCCGTCATACTCCGCGGGTGAAAAGTTTCTAAAACCAAAAGCATTTGAAATGTTAATGGTTGGATTGGTTCCGCCGCTGTAATCGTAGAAGTAGTTGTAAGCACTGGCACCGCCCACATTGCCAAGCGTCGCCGCGTCTGCACTAGTGTTGACTATGTCATTGCCAAAAGTTCCTGCAACTGGACCACGCGAACCACCTGTGTTGGTAAGTGCCGTCCCGTTGAGGTCAATGTCGTTGAATCCCATCAATGCCCTTAATCTTACGTTGCTTGAACTGGAGTCGTTGCCGTCAAGTTTCAATCTTAGGATTGCGTTGTTGGCATACAGCCTCTTGCTACCCGCCGTGTGTGACAGATCCTCGTAGTACAGCATATTTGAGTTTTCGTATCTGCTGTTGCCAGTTGACTGGATGTTTGATGTGCTTCCACCGTTGGCCTTCAACACTATGGCACCAGTGCCTGACGTGCCCAGTTCCATATCTGCGTTTGAACTTGATGTGCTTAAATCGTTGCCCGTGAAAGTGAAGTCACCCGTGTTGGCGTTTGAAGCACCTATGGTGATGGTCTTGGTTGCTCCCGTGCCTGAAGCGGCAACACCTGCACCAACGAAGTTGATCGTTGTGGCCGCCGTTGACAGTGATGAACCTTCATCCTGCACAGTGATCGCACTGCCTCCGCCACCTGCGTTTGCATCAACATATGCCTTGATAGACTGTTGTGTGGCCAAGTGCGTGGCACTGTTGCTGGACATATCGTCCTCGTCTTTGATTGCTGTTCCTGAAACACCTGTGTTCAACACTGGTGATGTCAAGGTCTTGTTCGTGAATGTCTGTGTGGCAATTGTTCCTGCCAATTCCTGGTCACCGCCCGCTGGCAGTGTCAGTGTGTTTGTGACTCCAGCACTGTGTGGTTGTGCTATCACTGTCTGTCCATGTGAGTTGCTTTCACAATTGAATATCAGTGTTCCTGGATTTGTGTTTCCTTTTAAAACTGTCTTGCCTGTGCCGTGTGGGGCAAGTTCTATGTTGGCATTTGATGTTGTGACGATGTCCTGTCCGTTGACATCAAGGGCGCCACCAAGTTGTGGTGATGAGTCTTCTGAAAGGTTGTTTATTGAAACTGCCTGTGCTCTTGCATCTGTGTAGTATAGATTTGATGAACCTTCTGTGATCTCATCTGTGTTGTCTTTGGTTGCTATCTGTGTAGCAATATATGCCTTGACTGATTGCTGTGATGGTGGTCTAGTTGCTGAGTCTGTTGAGAAATTGTCTTCATCAATAAGGCTAAGGTCACCTGCGTCAACGTATGCCTTGACACTTTGTTGACTAGGTAATCTAGTAGCACTGTTAGATGACATATTGTCTTCGTCAATCAACGCCGCCGTGATCCTAGCATCTGCCCTTGCATTCGTGAAGTAAAGGTTAGTTGAACCTTCTGTTATCTCATCTGTGTTGTCTTTAGTTGCCACCTGTGCATCTACATAAGTCTTGATCGCTTTTGCAGAAGCAAGTGTAGTGTCTGTACCTGCCACACTTGAAATGTCTGTGTCTAGTACACCTGATTTAAGATCAGCAACATCAATGTTTGATATTGAATTACCTGTTGCCTCAACATCAAATGTTTTGTTTGTGAAAGTAAGAGTGTCACTGGCTATGTTGGCATCTTGTGCGTCAACATATGCTTTAACTGATTGCTGTGATGGTACATGAGTGGCACTGTCTGAAGCAAAATTATCTTCGTCTTTGAGTGCATTTGTTATTCTGGCATCTGCTCTTGCATTTGTGAAATATAGATTAGTTGATCCTTCTGTTATTTCATCTGAATTATCTTTTGTGGCTATCTGGGTTGCTATGTAAGCCTTGACACTTTGTTGACTTGGTGCTCTTGTGTCACTATCTGTACCCATCGCATCTTCATCAATGATGTTGGCCGCTATTCTGGCATCTGCTCTGGCATTTGTGAAATATAAATTAGTTGAACCTTCAGTGATCTCATCACTGTTGTCTTTTGTCGCCACTTGGGCATCAACATACGTTTTGATTGCTTTGGCTGATGCTATTGTGTCATCACTGCCACTGACACTTGATATGTCTGTGTCCAACACACCTGACTTTAGGTCTGCCACATCAATGTTTGAGATACTGTTGCCAGTTCCTTCAACATCAAATGTTTTGTTGGTCAATGTTGTTGTTGAACTTGCTGTTATGAAACTTGATGTGTCAGGACCAGTGATCGTCACTGTGTCTCCTGATACCGCAGTTGTGATATTAGTACCACCTGCTATTTTTAAGTTGTCATTGTCCTTTGTGCTGAATGTGACACCAGATGAATCATCACCCACAACCGTTATGTTTGAATCTGTTATGAAACCTGCACCATTTGTCAGTTGGTTGTTGTTGCTTGGTATGGTTGGTGTTCCAGAAAGGTCTGAATATGCACCTGAAGTTGCCACTGTGTTCAAACCTAGGTTTGTCGCGGCATTTGTTTTCTGTGTGGAAGTCAATCCTTGGTTGTTGACATCTATTCTTAATCTGTTGCCCAATGCTGTTGAAGTTGTTGTGGCGAAGTTTGAATCATCTCCCAATGCCGCCGCCAGTTCATTCAATGTGTTCAAGGCACTTGGTGCTGAATCAACAACGCCTGCCACTTCTGCGTCAACGTATGCTTTCACTGACTGTTGTGATGGTAGTTTTGTTGCTGAATTTGATGCCATGTTGTCTTCATCAACTAGGGCATTTGTTATCCTAGCGTCTGCTCTGGCATTTGTGAAATAAAGATTAGTTGAACCTTCACTTACATCATCTGTGTCTCCACTCAATTCACTCAATGCGTCTTTTGTGGCTATCTGTGCGTCTACATAAGTTTTGATTGCTTTGGCAGAAGCAACGGTGTCGTCTGATGCTGAAACACTTGAAATATCTGTGTCTAAAACACCTGATTTAAGATCAGCAACATCAATATTTGAAATACTGTTTCCTGTTGCTTCTACATCAAATGTTTTATTTGTCAGTGTTAAGGTGTCACTGGCTATGTTGGCATCTTGTGCATCAACATAGGCTTTGACTGACTGCTGTGATGGTACATGAGTTGCACTATCTGATGACATTGCGTCTTCGTCTTTGAGTGCATTTGTTATCCTAGCATCCGCTCTTGCATTTGTGAAATATAAGTTGGTAGAACCTTCTGTTATTTCATCTGAATTATCTTTTGTGGCTATTTGTGCGTCAACATAAGTTTTGATCGCTTTTGCACTTGCTATTGTGTCATCGCTACCACTGACACTTGAAATGTCTGTGTCTAGAACACCTGATTTTAAATTTGCTACATCAACATTTGAAAGTGAGTTACCTGTGCCTTCTGCATCAAATGTTTTATTTGTCAGTGTCAATGTGTCTGATGCTATTGCGGCATCCTGTGCGTCTACGTATGCCTTGACAGATTGCTGTGAAGGTGGTCTTGAGGCTGAGTCAGTTGAGAAGTTGTCTTCGTCAATAAGACTCAAGTCACCTGCGTCAACATATGCTTTCACTGACTGTTGTGATGGTACATGAGTTGCACTGTCACTTGCCATGTTGTCTTCATCTTTCAATGCGTTCGTTATTCTAGCATCTGCTCTGGCGTTAGTGAAGTAAAGGTTTGATGAACCTTCAGTGATCTCGTCTGAGTTGTCTTTGGTCTGTATCTGTGCATCAACGTATGTCTTGATTGCTTTGGCAGAAGCCAATGTGTCATCACTGCCTGATACAGAACTGATGTCTGTGTCAAGTACACCTGATTTCAAATTTGCAACATCAACATTTGATAGGGCATTGCCTGTGCCTTCTGCATCAAAAGTTTTGTTTGTTAGTGTGTCTGTGCTTGAGGCTGAAATGCCTGCACCTGTGATTGTGACTGTGTCACCTGATACAGCAGTGGTTATGTTTGTGCCACCTGCTATCTTGAATGTTTCATTTTGTGAAACAAGTGTGCCTGATGAATCATCACCAACGAAAGTTATGCCTGCTGTGTCACCATCTGAAGCATAGGCAAGGCTTTGCCAGTTGCTTGAACCATCACCTATCTTGAATCTGTTTGTGTCTGTCTCCCAACCAAACTCTCCCTGTGCCAGTGTTGGATTGTTTGATGTCCAATCTGCGGCTGAATCTCGTCTAATTTGTATCTGTGTTGGCATTATGTTGCGTCTCCTCCGTTTATGCTTGTAAGTCCACCATATGTGCTGGCGGCATCTCCACCGTCAATATTTATTGCGGCGTCTGCCGTGGAGTTTATAGTCACAGTTGAACCTGATGTTGAAGTTGTGACCCCTGTGCCACCCTTGACGATTATGGTATCGCCTTGTGATATATTCTGTGTTGTTGAATCATCCGCTTGTATGCCAAAAGTGGCATCACGGAGATTGATCAGTGTTGAATCAATATCTTCAAATGTAAGTGCAGATCCTTTGTTGAGATTCTGACTCGTTAAAGTACTGGATGACTGTCCTCTTGTGACAATCGCGGCCTTTGTTGGCATAGCAGGGTCTCCTTGTTATAACAATGATATTTATTTGTTATACGGTAGAGTTGTCATGAACATATCTCCAATTGGAGCCATCATAGTAGGCAGGCTTGTATCCGTTGTCTGTTATAGATATCAAAAGACCTGGAGTATATGTAGTTGGCACTTGACTTGAATTGTAAGTTGCCAATCCAACTTCACAGCCTTCATGGACTCCATCAAGATTAATTGTGAATGGCCTACCGCCTGTGGCCGTCTGTGCGTCATCACCATAAACTGCGAACACGCCTGTCAAACTGCCTTGGTGATTGAAATCTAGATTACTGCTTTGACCAAATCTTGCGATGTTTCCAATGTCAGTGCCTGTGGAACCAGCGATGCTGATCTGTACAGGATCGTCAAAGTTTATGGTTGAACCGCTTGAACTCAATGTGTCTCCTGTACCTGATATGTTTCCAAGACTGTTGCCGTCACCAGCGACATCTATCTTTATAACACCATCACTTGTCGTTGACGTGGTCACGTTTTGACCGCCCTGTATGTACAACACACTGTCCGCTCCAACCTGTATGGTCGCTGAATCATCTGCCACCACACCAAAGGTTTGGTCTCGTAGGTTGATAAGGTTTGAATCCAATTCTGAGAATTCCAATGCCGCCCCCTTGTTGAGGTTGTCTGCTGTGACGTTGCTTGTGGTTCTTGTTCTTGTGACTAGTTTTGCTTTTGGCATCAATAACTCCTAATAATGATATTTATATTTTCACTTTTTGTGCTTGTTGTTGTGTCTTATCTGAATCTGGATATTGCAGTATAACTTTTTGTTCTTTTTCAAAACAGGTGATAATCATGTAGTCTGTGGCAATCTTCCATCCAATATTTGGATCATAGAAACTGGCTATCAATGTGTACGGTGGTGCAACCTTGCTGACTATGTCCTCAGGATTATCTTTAATAGATGTTTTCAGGTTCAAGGTGTGTTTCACGGAAAAATAATCTGTTGATTGGTGCGTTGGCGTGTTTGATTCTCTGTCCCATCACCTCACGTGCCAACATCAGTATTTTCCAGATCATGTTGTTGTTGTGACGTGTCTTCATCTTGTCTTTGGTCTGTCTTATCCAGAAAGGATCCCTGTCACACACCTCATCAACCCATGATTCAATGTCTATGTTCCAGAACTTGTTGTCCCTGGCGAAGTGTATCAGGTACACGAACTGTTGCGGGGTCATTTCATCCACTGCCTTCCAGATCCATTTGTCGTTCCTGACAGGTTTGTCGTACAGTTTGACGTGTTCCGCAAACCGTTCGTATATCTGTGCTACCTTGAGTTGATCACTATTGGTCTGTGTCATCCTTTTCCTTCTTTGGTGTCAACTCCGCTATCTTGGCGTTAAGTTTGTTGAACAGTGCACCAACTGGCGCCATGTCCTGTGCGGCGAACACACCTCTCTTGCTGGCTGTGTCAATTATGGAACACATCATCTGTGCCTCCATCACCTGTAGTTCTATCATCTTCTGTTTCATGTTGTTTTCCTTTTTTGTTTTTTTCTTGGTTTACGCAAGGCAGGATTCCTTTCCTGTCTGTTGATTATGAATCCGTCTGGTCCAACGTGTCTTTTGCGTTGCATGGCCTCTGTCCTTGGCATCAATCGCACATTGTCAAGATGCCAACCTTGCCGTGTGTCCACTCTAGTCAGATTTAGATGGTCATCACGACTTGGGTTGGCACCTTTCCTGGTGTTCCTTCCCCACTTGCCCCAGGCAGTCTTGAAAAAATCAAGATAGTCTTCCCATGATATTGTCCATTCTTGTTGCCAATACCTGGCCTGGCACCTGCTACGGAGAAAACGGTAGTAGTGCTTTTGCACCTCTGGGTCAGGTCCCACCTTGTACTGGATGGTCTTATTGCAATCAGGATAGTCCTTGCGCCATTGTGCCATCAGACGGCTCTGATGTTGGCGCCTGGCCTCAGTCCAACCAGCCGCCAGGCCAGTCTTTCCTTTGTTCCATCCAGTAAATCCCTTACGATGTTTCATATAATAGTATTTAGTATAACACGATCCTGGGTCACACACAACCTATTTGAGTATTGATTTTACCAGCACACTCACATCCATGTGTGCGATGCCTGTGTATTCGTACTTGACCTTGTGGTCCACACAGAACTCATGCCAGGCCTTGTGTTCATGATGCCTCCATCCTGGATAGTTGGCGTATTCGTCAAACACTATCCTGGTGCCAGGCACTATGTTGCGGCTCATGGCCTCCAACACCAGTTTTGCTGGCGAATATGTGTCTGCGTCTATGTGTATCACACTGGCTGGGGCGTCGCCCATGGTGTGCTGTACCTTGTCGTGTTCAAACAGGCCCACCTTGAGACGCACGTTCTTGGGCATACTGGCCCTCAGTCGCTTGTACTCTTCGCGTGTCCATGTGAAGTGCCTGCTGTGGTCTATGTTGCCCGTCCAGGTCTCTGGCAGTCCAGGTCCCTTCTTGTGCCAGGCGTCAAATCCCCACACACGCCTCTTGCCAAATTGTGAACTCAGCAGTCTCAGTGTGGCGCCGCCATCAACACCAAATTGTGAGATGGTGCCTGGCTGTGCCTGCCGTGCTATGGCTGAAAGATGCTGTTCCTTGCTGTCATAGTACACCGCCATGGGTGTCTGTCGTGCATGGTACTCTCGCCACTCCTTGAACGCCTCCTGCTGTGCATGGTGTTGCACCGCCTCCACCGTGCTACGTGTGATCATTTGGCCTCCCGTCTGAGAAATTTGCCCTGCAGTTCAGCCCTGGGGTGTGGTTGCATGGGATCCTGTCCCTTGCCGTACCTCTGCCTGATGGTCTCCTTGCTGACGCCCATGCGCCTGCCCGCCTCTGCCATGGTTATGCCGTACTGGCGAAAGAACGGAGTTCGCATCGCTTTCGCGTTAAGATATTTTTGATTGGTCATTTTGCTCCTTGTGTTGTCTCAGTCTGTTGCGTATGGTGACGCAGATGCTCCACAGGCGATACCGTTTGCTACGGCCCCACAGGTGTTCGCGGTCAGTCATCGCGGCCCGTAGCGCCTCGCAGGCACGTTCAAACACGGCGAGATGCTGTGCTGGCGTGACCCTGCTCTGGTTGGCTATGAGGCTGTCAATGTACTCCTGGTTGTCAAGATACGTCTTCATATTGTGTTATTATAGCATGGAAGGTCAATGTTGTCAACCCCCAATCTGTAGGAAATTTTTGCAGTGCTGGAATGGGCGTGGGCCAGCCTAGATTCAGGGGACGGCCTCCTCCTTTTGATATTGGCCACCATGGGAGGTGCACCGTCCAAAAATATTATACTACACCCCTAGCAGGATGTCAACCTATCTCGCCTGTGCCCATTCTCCTTTATGGAAGTTCCACCTAGGCTGTCTAGGATTCAATTGATGAAGCATCGTCTCCCATTGATCAAATGGCATGGTGACCACCTTGGCCAACTTGTTGTATCTGGGTTCACCATTCTCCCTACCTGCGAAGTGTTTACGATCTGGTGACATCATGTATCCCTGTGCGACTAGGTCGTGTGCTTGTTGCTTTGTTATGGTCATGCTCTGCACTATGCCCCTAGGGTCTGTTGCGATTGCTGAATATGATTCAAAATCATATGGTACTGTTCTCTTCATTTGTTTTCTCCTTTTGTTATCTATTAGTATAGCATAGGATGTCAATGTTGTCAAGTAGATGCTCTTGTACAAATGGTGGAGCAATTGGTCATGGCTGTAGGATTATTAATAGATTATAGCACAGATCTGCAGGATGTCAACCATCAATTACCATCAATATTGGCGGGAATGGTGGCATACGGTGGCTATGACTAGATGTTGTGTATTTGAATCTGGATGATACAAGGAGCGCCTTTAACCTATCTATGCCACCGTTTATAGTACTCTTTGATGCAGTCATACGGTTCATATCCTGCTGTCGTTTGGCTCCCAATCCTACACCAACCCTACGCAAACTGCTGACGCATTCTGGGTCTCTACAACCTACACGTTAGATCTACTTCAGTGTGTGATGTTGGTTTATGCTGTCCTTGAGGTGTTCGTTCCAGTCTTGCCACACATCTCGTTGCGGCCTGTGACGGATGTGTGATCTCCGTATGTGGTCAAACAGTTCGTACTTGTCATGGAACTCTGTGTCCTGTAGATCAAATGTTGTGGCACCTTTGTCAAATCGCATTGTGTGTGTTGTGGATCCCATTGCTGGTCAAAGGATTGTAGGCAACAATACATGATGCGAACAGGATCCACGCTCATAAGTGGACCGCACGATATGGTTTTACGTCGCGTCTGTAATAGGAGCCGTGTCGTAAGTGCTGTCCGTCAGTATTTATAGAGGGGGCGGGAGCACCAGAACAATATGGCATATGGAAAAGGCACTCCCTTACATCAGGCGGGACGAACATTGCAAGGAGTAAGTCACGGCCTAATGCTGAGATATTTACACCTTTAAAAGCACACAGAAGGTGTTTAAACAGAAAAGATTTGACTTCTGGTACCACAATGCTATATACTCTAGAACAGGCAACAATAGGCACACACAGACACAGAACAGCGTAGCACTCACACAGCAAGAACGCGACAGTCCGCAGGCACACACATAGGCACAACGGGTATTCACGAATCCACCGCGTGATGTAAAGAAAGCGATGCTAGAGGTTGGTATAATCCTCCCGTGAAACACAGCATCTGGAGATGACTCATCAAACTCACATGAAGTCACCCACCTGTTAACAGGTGGAGTACGATCTTTCAATCTACATGAAGTCCTTGTCTAGAAAAAAAAAACGAAGATGAGCAGAGCGAATCTTCAGATGGCAGTAGGCCATCTTGACACTGCGCCAAAGAATAGTGTATAATCACACATGGACAACGAACAACGAATCAGGGACCAACACAACTACACGAGACAACTGCACGATGCCGTGCATCACAAGGAAGCGGAACGAAGACGTCAGTACACAAAGAAGAGACGTGAATTGGCCAAGCACAAACGCCTACTTGTCAAGCGGCCCTAGCCTGCCATCTGGCAACACCTTGTGTGTGAGGTACCTCACACGTAGCAACACGAACGGACAGTCATGCCTGGGATCGCCCTGGCACAATCGCTGTCTGCCCTTGCCCGTGACGGTCTTGCCATCACATTTGAAATATCCGTACTGCCGTACCTTGGTTATGAATTGTTCAGGTTTCATGCTCACTGACCTCAGTGGTATTTAAGTTAGGCTGAAACTGTGTGGTTTGAAACGGTGGCGAAACTGCTCTGGTTGTCCAGTTCGTTCCTGGCGGCGACCCTGACATCGTACGGTGCGGCCAGTGTCACGGGTGCCAAGAAAAATTCTGTGAGATTGGTGGTGCCTGCTTCCGTGAAGTCTGATGCTGAACTCAGTTTGAACTGTATCCTGTATTCCGTCACGAACGGGTCAGTTGATGCCGTCCATGCGACCTTGATCCTACGCACCGTGCTGAGGCTGGGTGTGTTGAAGTAGCCTGTGGTGTCTGTGCCCGTCAAGTTCTGTGCTGAACCTGATGTACAGGTCAGATTGGTTGGCGCCGTTATCAAGGCAGGATCTGGCAGGCTGATGGTGGGTCTCGTGATGTCCGCGGTCTTGGCGTTGACAGCATAGGTGCCACTCTGATGCTCAAACGCATTGATGGCGATCTGGCCCTGTTCAGTGACCACTATTTCTGAAATCCTGAAGATCTGACTGAGGCTCAGGTGCTCGTTGACAACCTGTACGAGATCACCCACTGTGACGTTGCTGGTGGCTATGGTGGTCTGGAAACTGACCTGTTTACTGGCCCTGCTTCGCTTGAGGAACACCTCTGCGTATTGCAATGCCTGTACCCTGCTGGTCACGGTTGGCAATGTTATGCTTTTCTCTAGCCTGATGCCGTTGTCAGCGGCAAGGAATGCTGTGTCATCACTGCTACCCGCGGCAGGAAAGATCACTTGATTGGGTTGGAAGTCAGCATCTGGGTCCACGTAAGTGACCACACATCTGTTTACCTTGTTTTCCTTGTCTTCTCCAACCAAGGTCATGCCACCAACTATGGTGTCATTGTCAACGGTGAAAACTGTGCTGGGTGATGCTGGCGTGGCAGTGATGTCTGAATCATCTCCACCATGTTCAATCAGTAATCTGTACTTGCCCTGTGTGAAGGGCATTATGCCCCTGAATCCTGCCAACTGTATTTTTGTGTTGTTCATCAATGTCTGTGCCGTGTCCAGAACAGCATCACAAGTGAATGCTTTTTCTGTGCCCGTACCAAAATTGACGTTTTGATTGCAAAGGTCTGCCGCTGTTTTCCAAGTGTCAAACGCGAATGCTGTGGTTGGTAGATTCTTGCCAAATCTTGGATTTCTAAGATAATCTAAAAGGCAAGAAACAGGATTGTCTGTGAATGTTGTTGGTTCGTCCGCATATGCGGTGTCATGTGCTGTTGTTGAATCTGCTGTCAGTGTTGTGGCGTCATATACCTTTTTGCCTTCTAATTTTACCCGTACATTTGGCACGCCGCCACCAAAAGGATTGTTTTCTGCGTCTGTTTGAGTTTCAATTTTTTTCCATTCAAATCTTAATGCAATGTAGGCAAGACCTCTCAATCTGTGATTGCTGGTCCAGTTAGGTGCTTCTTGCAAGAGGCTTGATACCGTCTGATCATCTCTGCCGTCAAAAAATTGTGCTTTCAATCTGTCTTTGTGTCTGCCTGTGGTACAGGTACGTTCAACACCATGGTCAAGACTGCTTATTGTGACTGTGTTGTCATCAATGAGTAGTTGTGTGGCCGCATTGACTTGTCCTTCTGCCAATACCAGTGCCACATAAAGGTATTGGTTGGTTGAACCGTTTGTTGAAACAAAAACTCTTATTCCCCCAACCATTCTTGTGCCATATACCACAGGTACATGGGCAATGGCGCTGTCCTTGTTAAGCAGTACACCTTGGATGGCATCTGCCTGTGTGCCACCTTGTTCATCAAATCCGTAATCTGGTATGTCTGGTGAGAAACCAAACGGTTGGAATATTTTGCCTATGCCGCTGATTATACCAGTGACCGCACCAACTACTACATCAACGGCTTTCTTGAATGCTTTTTTTAACTTTTTGAATAGACCCATTATAGATTTCTCTCCCAATTGATTGTTGGCACAACGAAATGATTTTTGGCCAATAAAATCCTTTTCTTTTCTCCGTCCAAACCACAATTTTTTTCGTTCAACACTAATTTTTTTACTCCTGTGTTTTTAATTTTTTCATAACAAGCGTCAAATAGCATCTGTACATCTTCAACGTTTCTGTGTGCTGTGTCAGTGTGTATTAGATCAAAAATACCTATCAAATCATTGTTGTAAGGCATTCTTTCAATCAACAAGATAGCAAATCCACTCATGATGTCATTGTCAAACAATCCAATCTTGATGTGTTGTGGATGTACTAGAATATTTTTAATTATGGCATTGAAATGTGGCTTATCAAAATCTGTGCCCATGTCATTTCTCTCTATCAGTGCCTTGTATGTGAGTGTGTAAAAATCCTTGAAATCTTTTTCGTCTAAAAATCTTGTGTACATTACGCTCTGCCCCATTTAATGTCTTTTACTATCTGTGGTGAAAAGTCCATGCCCTTATCACTACTGAAATGTATGTTCTGTGAAGAAGGATTAGATTGCCTGCCACTCGTTCGCATGAAATCTGCGAATTGTGATGCTATGGTCAATGTCAAAACACTTTCGTTTTCTTTTTCTTCAATATGATATCCTGTCACTGTGCCATCAAACAGCATCCACACATCATCATCCGTGAATGAATAATCTTCGCCAAGAACTGCACGATAAATTACAACTCTTTTGTCTATAAAATTATTGTTTACAACCAATGACAGTGTTGTTAGGTCAACAGCGGTGAATTTCATATCAACACTTGAAACCCTTACATCTCTGCTTTCTGTTATTTGCCCAAACTGTAAGAATTGTCCTTGTGCTAGGTATGTGTTTGGCCCTGCGTCAGGTGCCGTGGCACTATCGTAAGAAAGGTCTATGTTTGTGCTTGTGAAATATTTGGTTGAACTAAGATGTAGTTCAATTAAATCTGCAACGAATAATTGTCTGTCAGCAAGTTTGGTTTGTGTTGCTGATGCTATTGCCCTTGTCATTATACTTCCTCATTCAGCGTCACTTCATATCTAAACGTGCCATCTTTGCCGTGTATGAATTTGATCTCGTCGTTGTCTTGATAAACTTTGATTGGTACGTTGTTGTATTGGATTATGCCTGTGGCATCACTTACCAAAGCAGGAAATATGTTCAACACATCAACACTTGATCCGTCTAGATCTATATCTTCAGTTATTAGATAACACTTGTCATGGTTGTTGAATTTTATTAGGTCGCCCTTTTTCAATGTGCCATTGCCTCCTGAAACGCCTACTTTTTTTGATCCTTTTTGATTGTTGTAATTAGGATCAACACTTGAATCTTCTACCACTGTGACATTGTTTGTGGCAGTGCCTCTTGTTGAACTGATGCCAGGCGGCACAACAGTAAAGGTACCAAATTGTCCTTCTTGTGCTGACAGGAATGCAAAATCAGCCATAAAATCTGCCCTTGTCATTGCAGGCGATTTTAACCTTAGACTAAAAAATTGTGTGCCAGTTTTTATCCTATGTGTCTTACCACTGACAGCGGTTGTCATTCTTGTTGGTGTGTTAGATTGAAAATCTAACGTGTCAAATCCTTGAGATGCTGTGAACAAAGCCATTATGCGAATAAACTCCTTTTGCCTCTTTCAGCAAGTCCTTTGTTGATCAGCCCAACGATCATGTCTTGCCTTGTTGTTAATAATTGATCAAAGTCTGTGGCATCTATGGTGTTGATATTGAATGTGACTTCTATGTTGTCTCCACCAAATCCACCAGAACCACCAGAACCACCAAGTTCGTTGTTTGGTATTACCGTTCCAGACGATCCAGGTACAAAAATTTCTGGGCCTCTTTCACCAACCAATATTGGCTGATTGGCACCTGTCATACCACCTGAAGCAAAGCCAGGAATCCCTATACTTGCTCCGCCAGTCAAGAACGCCAACACAGTTCTTAGTCCAATTTCTGTTCTTAATCCTCTGTTTAATTTTTCTTGTGTACGAACTTGATTTTCAAAAAATTCCTTCAATGGTTTTAAAATGAAAATTGTGATACCTAGGTCAATAAAACCTTGTATCAGTGTTCTTAGAGTTTGTTTGGCAATTTCGCCCAGTGCATCTTTCAATGATTTTGATTGGAATATGACATCCGTCAACGCACTTGAGGCTGTGCTTCTGAAAGCACTGAAGCCACCTGCCACTACAGATATCTGCCTTTCTAGTAGTGTTGCTGATCCTATGACTTCATCTAATGATTGCACAATCACATTGGTTTTAAGTGATTCTTCTATCCTGTCACCAATTGCCATCTTGCCTAGTGTAGAATCTACACTACGATTCATTCTATTAAATTCTTTTATGACACCATCAACCATGTCTGGCACTATAGAACCGCTGACCACTTCTTTGTCTGTGTCGCTAAAGAAACCAACTACGGTGTCCTTGATTCCTTTCATCTTGCCAGTGATACCTGTCTTCATGTCATCAAACTGTCCAACAACTTTGTTTTTGAAATCTGTGACCGCTTTGACTGTGTCTGTGACAATGGCTATAAAACTTTTGAATAATTTTATGACACCACCTATGGCATCAAGAACCAATCCTAACACTGTGATTAGACCTTTCAATGCCTTACCTGTTAGTTCACCTAACGCACCAATGGTTTCTCTGTTTTCATTGATGATTTTGGTAAATCCACCAACTGCTTCTTTCAACGCAGGAGATAGTCCTTGTCCAAAATCATCTGCAACGTTTTTGATTGCAATACTGGCGTTTGAAAACTCTGTTGAAAGATTGCTTACTACCCTTTGTGTGGCACCAGCGTATTTTTCTTGAATACCTTCAGCAAGTGCATCTGTAATTTTTTTAGCACCTTCTGCCGTCTTACCAAACGCAGATATTTCCATCCTTGTTATGCCTAGTTTTTCTTCTAAGATTTGAAGTACAGGAACACCTCTGTCTGATAATCTGTTAATCTCTTCAAGTCCAAGACCACCTGATACCGTTCTGGCAAATAGGTCTGTCATCGCTTCCAATGAACCTATTTGGTCATTTGTAATCGCCGCCGTGTCTGTGAAAGTAGTTAGAAGTTTTTCTGTTGGTTCAATACCAGCCGCTTTCAATTTAATGAAAGTCTTGGTCAAGTCCTCTACACCAAACTGCGTCTGTGTGGCAAATTCACTGATGAACTTGAAAGCATCCGCACCGTCTTTTGTTGACCCTGTGACTGAACTTAGAGTAGTCCTAAGGTCTTCAAATTCTTTTGTCGTGTTGACAATGAATGATCCAACCCTTACTGCTCCAAAGGCAACCAAACCAGCCGCGGCACCTTTTAAGGCCGTGCTTAATTTTAGTCCACTATTGGATAGTTTACTGAGTGAATTATTGACACTGCCAAGAGCCTGTTGGTTCTTGACCGCAATGTTCAGCAATAAATCTTCTCTAGCCACTTCTATTTTCTCCTAATTTGTTGTTTTTGTTTTTGCATAGTTTTTCTATTCTCCCTATCCTCAAACAACAAGTATCCCGCCCAGAGTTCAAACTCCAGTGTTGTCATCTGTAATATTTCTTCAACAGACTTCTTCAGCCTGTCAGCGAGCATCATTACAAATCGTATATCAACACTGGCACCTATTCCTTTGCCGCTTGTTCCTGCGTGGCTTGGAATCGTGCATTATTGATCAATGAAGCAACCTTAACTACAACGTTAGGATCACTTTCATTCATTAACATCGCCCTGTCCGTGTCTTGAAAAAGCCTTTGACCATCTTTGTCTCTTGCTTTTACAAGGATACTTTCAACCAAAGCCTCTACTGTCTTTCCTGCTGATTGCAGTTCCAACACTTTGGCTTCGTCTTTTAGTGGATATGTTGTTCTATAAAAAATATCTGTGTCCCACTCTTCACAATGATATTTTTTTAATTCACCACCTATTGCGTTCTGGTAGTGTTTTGCTATCTTACTTGTTATTGTCATCATTTACTCCTTATTGTTCTTGGTTTTGCAATAACCTCCCTAAGAGCAGGTCGTGATACTCCTTTGGGGCGTTGTTTACTGTATCCTTCATCCAAACGATTGATGTAAGGCACTCTGTTTTCAATAACATATGAAAACTTGCCTTTCTTTCTCTCTTTCCATCCTCGTTGAGCACGACCAGTTTTGACTGGTGTGAACTTCTTGAGACTTTCAAGAAGATCTTTGGATACAAGGCGAACTGCTTGAGCCGTTTCCTTTGTAAGGCTGGCAATTACCCTTTGTGCGTTAAACTTTACATTAAAAGAAATCATTAGATATTCGTTCTTGTTAATGCTCCGTCACCTTGGAATGTAATACTAGCCTCAACCATTCCGTCAAAATTTGACGTGATTGAGTGACCAGTAATGATTACATTTCCTGATAGTTTTATACCTGTTGTTTCACCAGACGGGTATAACTCTATCGCTGTAGATGTACTTTGAGTAGATTTGGCCGCATTAAACAATGCTTCTTGTCCTGCTCCACCACTAGTGTCATCTCTAAAGAAAACATCCATCGTTCCAGAAAATTGTCTTAGACCTGGAAGATATGATCTGTTTCCCGCTCCCATCACTGTAGATTCAATTGCGTCAGTTTCTTGGTCAATTGTGAAATTTCTCACACTTGCCACTGCCGCTACTGACGATGCTGTATCACTAAATTTTACAACACCTGATTCTCCAGTGTATGAAGTTGTATTAGTAGCCATGGTTAGTCTCCTAAGTTAGAATCTTCTGGACTATGAAGATTAGTTTGTTTGATTTCAACATCTTTCGCCGTAAGTCTGTATCTGCTTTTGACCTTTGGTTTCAATGATGCTGTTTTAGACGGGACATCAAATGTCCACCCGTCATCAAGACAAGCCTTGGCTTCAAAGCCTCTGACCCATCGTGAATTTTGTCCTTTATACATTTTCGTTGCCATTATAGTGCTCCTTTTGTGTATGTGTATCTAACACTGACAGTCACAAGACATTCGCCAAGTGGCAATTCTCTTTCAACTACCTCTACATTTGTGATGGTTGTTGAAACATTGTGTATGTTTGCGTGTGTCATTGTAAGATCTCTGTTTCTGCTTTTCTCAAGTGATTCGCTAATGTTTTCAATTAGTTCATTACGTTGTGTGTCTAATTCATTGCCTCTTAAAAAACATCTCAGTTGAAATGTTATTGTGGCCTGTCTTTCATCTGTGCTGATGTCTTCTCTGTCTTCATTTGCGGTGTACACAAGGACCGCTGGATATTGTGTGATTGCCAGTTTCTGAACATCAAAGTGTTCTCTGGTCACAAAATTAGGTGCTGGATCTGTCATGTTCTCCAGTTGTTGTATTATGTTCTTTGCTATGTTTTCTCTTGCTGACACTATCTAATCAATCGCCCTGTATGAAATGAAGTTCTTTCACTGTCTGTGTAAGTGCCTGAACTGTCGCTGTCATAGGATACGCCCTCTCTCAAAATTAATTCAAATTCTTCTTCAAACCGTTGCTTGTAGTAATTCATTTTATTTTGGAAAGCGTCTCCATCAGGGTCAAATGTAGATAACCTTGGATAGATGTAAGATGCAAGTACATGGTAAACAGCGGCTCTTGTGAATTGTGTGCTGTCCAGTCTGCTTGGTGATAACCTGCTTTGATTGCCAATAACACTGACGTCAATTGTTGAGTATTGTGTGGTTGGCCACCATTTGATCTGTAATAATCTTATGATGTCATCATAACTTTTGGCGTGTAGATCTGAAAAATCCTGTATGCCAAATTTTAGTATTTCAGGTTCGTATTCCTGTAGATTTGAGTCACTTGCGAATGTAGCCATTTTAAAGTCCTTCTTTAATTACTATCAAGTCCTGCTTGATACAAGTATATTTATTGAATCGTCTGGAGGAATTCAAACTTTGATATCACTGGTACCTTGACATCTGGCACATTGTCATTTACCACAACGATTGGAGATTTCTTGTTAAGTTCAAACATAACATTTCTCATGCCGTTATTGTATTTTCTTAATTTACTGCCTTTGGCGTAGGTGAACACACTTTGTTTCTGTGTACCCCAGTCACAACCAATCACATAAATGGTTTCTTCGCTGATATTCTGTGCTAATATAATGGCCAACAATCCTGAGTTGATGCCAGTGCCATATGGATTTATAATTGGCTTCCATGTTGGTGGTGTTGCCCAATCAACACGTGAATAATAGGTGACGCCATCTTCTATTTCAATGTTATTGACTACTTCTGCGTCATAGCAAACCACATGATTAACTTTTCTAACCTGTCTGATGTAATTGCAACCAATTTCGTTTGGTTGAATAGGAATGTGTAACAATTCTTTTTGACTAGGACCGTTAAACCAAACTATCATAAAATGAAAAAAGGGCCAGTAAGGGGAAACATACTGGCCCTAATCTTAAGCGAGGATATCCTATTAGTTGATTTGGTTATCCACTGCTAATTTAACACCGTAAGAGTTGTGTAGAACTGATACACCATATCTAGTTGATGCAACAATTTCACTTGCTCTTAAAGACGCATCTCTCTGAGTCTCAATGTTGATGTTTTGAGCAACCGCTACACCTAATGCATCTCTGCTGAATACAGCATTGATTGAAGTTGTAGCAGAAGTTTCAACAACATTTGAACTTTCAAAGATGTCTATTCCTGCGATTCTACCAACGAAGCCATTTGACATAGCGTTGTTGATAACATCAATGTTAGAGTTAGGATTGAAAGTGTTAGTCAAACCTTTTTTAACATTGTAGATCGCTTTTGGATTGAACACACCGTAGTATGGACCTGGAACATTCGCCGCTTTTAAAGTTGCGTATGCTTTGAATAGGTCTTCCACTGTTAGTTCGCTCTGCGTGTCTGTAGCCGCGTTGATGCCTGTTGAAAACGAACTGAATAGAGCCGTTAATGCTCTGTCGTGTCGTTTTGCAATCGCTTCACCAAACAGTTTTCCCAAATCTGCAACAACATTTGATACTGAATGGTTTCTTGCCATGTCAGTTAATGTAGTCATGATACCTGCTTCAACCAAAGTGATATCTGCTTTTGAAGTAGATATTTCAGTGTTTGAAAGGTCAGTTGATTCCGCTGTGTCTGCCGCTATCGTTTGTGTTGCGTAGATAGGCACTTGTAATACCTTACCTGCGTTTGCTGGAACTGTGAAGTTCTTCACAAGTCCTGGCATTATCGCTGTTTCTGATGCAACGAACATCGCCTCTTGGACGATGGGTGATATAAGATCATTCAATGATCCTGTGTCTGATTCATTAGCCATTTTGCTAATCTCCTTTTTTATTGTTAGTTAAAAA